GGCATATATGCGGCGTTCAACGTCGCGACCGGCGTGGCGAACGGCCTGAGCGCGATCCGCACGCTGATGATGGGCTCCGAGACGGCAGCGACCACAGCGGCCACAGGCGCGCAGACCGGGTTGAACATGGCAATGAGCCTGAACCCGGTCATGCTGGTCGTCATGGCCGTCGCCGCCCTCGTCGCGGCTTTGGTGCTGTTCTTCACGAAGACGAGCCTGGGACGCAAGCTGTGGGCTGATTTCACCGGCTTCCTCGGCTCCAGCATCGCGAACATCCGCCAGTGGTTCGGCAGCGCGGGCGACTGGATCGTGGGCAAATGGCATGGCCTGCTCGGCTTCTTCCACTCCATCCCCAGCGCGATAGGCGCGGCATTCAGCGTGGTATCCGATCTAATCACCGCGCCGTTCCGCTCCGCATTCGGAGCGATCAAATCATTCTGGAACAGCACGCTCGGCGGCAAGGGCTTCGACATACCCGACTGGGTGCCCGGCGTGGGAGGCAAGAGCTTCCGCATCCCCATGCTCGCCAAGGGCGGCACCATCACCTCGCCCGGCCTGGTCATGGTCGGCGAACGCGGACCGGAAGTGCTGTCCCTGCCGACGGGCGCTAGTGTGACGCCATTGAACCGGGCGCAGGAATCGCACTCCAGCACGACGAACAACTACCGCTATGAAATCAACAGCAATGATCCAGGCATCGTCATGGCCGCAATAGACGCGATGAATCGGCGCAGCACAGTGGCAATACCGATCCGATAGGGGGAATGCCATGACCAGCATCAGCATAAAGAGCGACGCGAAAACAATATCACTGACTGACGGCTCGGAACCCTATCATGACGGGCCGTTGCGAATCGTCACGGACGGGCTCAAAGGGCTCGGAGCAGTGCCGCCTCGCGAAAACGGAATCGACATCCCTCAACAGGACGGCACATGGTGGCCCTCGCGTCTCACCTCCGGAGGACGCACCATCAGCATCACCGGGGAAGCGGTCGGCCTATCCAGCATCGAAACCGCAAACCTGCAGGACAGAATCTGCGATCTGATGACTCGGACGCTCACAATCATCATCCAGGATGCGCACGGGCGAAGACACATGAGCGGGTGGATCGCCCAGGACCCCGAACCATTCATGCTTATGGGCGAGCAAATCTTCACGTTTACGCTCATCATCTACTGCCCCGACCCACTGAAATACGGTGATCCAGTCACATTCATCGCCGCAGGAGGAATGCTGCACGTCGAAAACGCAGGCCGCTCCCCATCATGGCCTCGTCTGCACGCCGACAACGTCACATCCCTGTCCCTCACATTGAAAGACAGAACCATACTCTGGACAGGGAGCAACACCAGCCTCGACCTCGACCTGCGCGATATGATCCCCAGTTCAGGCGCAGTATCCGGCCGCGCATTCAAAATCCCGCCAGGAAAGAGCATCATCTACGTTTCAGCAAACGCAAGCAAAGTATCAATGACCGTCTATCCGGCATGGAGATGACCAAATGACGTTGAACCCACTGATATGCTCCGTATTCGGACCCCTCGGAGAACCGATGTTCCAGCTCCCGTACACAACAGCGCAATGGTCGGACACCATCAACGAATCCGGCAGCCTCCAAATAGGCATACAATACTCGCAAAACACGCTCAAAATCCCCAAAGGACTCTACGACGCCCTGAAAATGTGGGGGGCAATCATCGCAGTGCACCGCACCGACCCCACATCCGGCGACGAAGAAGTGAAACATGCAGGCCCGCTCATCGACTACGACTATGACGCAATCCAACGAAAACTCAGCCTGACCTGCGGCGGTGGATGGAGCCTCATGACCATACGCCTCGCCCTCAGCCACGATCTCGACCCCACTTGGACCGACGGCACCCTGCTCATCGACGAAGACCACGGTGCAGGCGCCTGGACCATGCTGCTCAACGGGACCTACAGCGACATCTCACGAAAACTCGTCAACGAAGCCATGAAATGGGGAGCCCTGCCCATCACCCTGCCTGAACTTCAAGAAAACGGCAACCACCAACTCCAACTCAACGGCTTCGACCTAACCCCCGTATCCGACCGACTCGCCGACATCACCGCGCTCGCCGATGGGCCTGAAATCCGTTTCGACCCACGAATCACAGAGTCCGGATATCTCACGTTCGATTTGCGCGTGATGTCCGAGATCATCGATCATCAATGGCTTGAGGGCGGCACGCCAGGCGCATGGGATTCATCCGTCCCCGGCCAGAGGGTCAGACTCGTCAAAGTCACCGGCAAAGGGGAGAACATGGCCAATCAGGTATATGTGGCTGGAGGAAAATCAGGCGACAAGACCATCATCTGCAGGAAAAGCTCGGATCCCTCGCCCGTACTTCTGCAAGTTGCAGACAAAACCCGCACCACCGTCACAGATCTGAATATCCTCAGATCGGCGGCCGTATCAGACATCGCCTACGGCTCCCACCCCGACGAGACCATGAGCATCGAAGTCGGCGAGGAATACCACGTGATGCCCGGCGACATAGCAGATCTGCGCGTCGATGACGATTTCATGGGAGAAAAGCTCCTGCACCTGAAAATCACTGACGTGAGCGGAGACTCATCAAAGGATTTGCTCACCGTGCAGGCGAGATCAAGAGGATAATCCATGGACGAAGAAGCGATACCACGCAAATACGCGCCAGGACGTGGCGACGAGAACATGAACGCGCGACGCGCCGAACAGCGCCGCAACCGCGAGAAAAACGAGGCGAACAGCCCTACCGGCACGGAGATAAGCCAGCTGAGCGCGAAGCTTGATGCGCTGACCGCATCGCTGGCGCTGCTCACTTCGTATCTCACCGGGCAGCAGGGCTATGGGGAGAACAACTCATCGTACGATGACGGATCCTCGCAGTCGGGGAATATACACGATTTCATGTTCGTTCCCTACGACACGAAGTATGACGCATCGCTTGCGTTCGTCGCGCCCAAGACAGGCGTCGCGCAAGTGTCGCTCTCAGCATGGATATACCTGGGCGTGAACGCCTACGGCGACACTGCGTACGGCGTCAACGCGCGTGCCGGCGTGGCCTTCGACCTGCTCGACGTATCGGGGAGCCCAGTGGCCGGGTATCCCAGGCGAGAGGACGCCGTGCAGGCGACCGTTGAGACGTGGGGCACGAACACAGCGAATGTGATGGGAGCATCCTATGCGAACATCGCGCGCATCCGCGGGATGACGCCTGGGGCATCGTACACGCTGCGCACGCGGCGCTGCCGCTACGGGTACGCGCACGACGGCGATTCCAACGTCATACCGATGCCGGAGCACGGCTGGTGGAAGACCACCATCGCCTATCCGCGCGCATCAGTGGTGCTCGTGGCTGGCGGGGACGATGAGACGACCGATGCCGGGAACGGAGACGAGTCATGAACGGTGTGTACGAGGATATGGAAACGGTAAGGGCCGATCTGCTGGTACATGCCGGCACGAGCATGCGCTACGGGATACAGACGCTGGTGCAGAGCGAAACGGGCGGCGAATACATGCCGCTGGACATGTCGCAATGGACAGGCCAGTTCGTTCTGGCCACAGAAGATGGTGCGATCCTGTGGCAGCGCGCCCTGTGGTTCTCCAAGGACGGGTGGGCGGTCATCGACATCAACAAAAACGTGTTCAATGACGGGACGTTATCGTATACGGGCGGACTATGGCGCATGAAGGCCACCGCGCCCGACAACCACGTTGAGCGGCTGGGCGAGGGCTACTGGACGCTGAGCTGAGAAAGCTAGGAGGAAGACAATGGCTGAGCTGATTACCGTGGACCAGATCGTGGGAAAGCGCCGCCTGATGGCCGTGCCCGGCCCGCAGGGAGACGACGGGCCGCAGGGGCCGCGCGGTCTGCCTGGCGTGAATGCGGTTGACAACGACACCGCAGTTGGCGCATATATCGACGCGGAGGACTCCAAGACGCGCACGGCCATGGCCAGATGGTGGCCGTACGTGGACGTGAAGCGGTTCGGCGCGACCGGCGACGGCGCGACCGACGATTCGGATGCGTTCAACGCGGCGATTGCATGGGTGTCCTCGCACGGGCGCGGCTCGCTGTACGTATCCAACGGCGTATACCGGATCAGCAAAAACATAGCGTTCTCGGGCATGCGGCTGGTCGGCGAGTCGCACCAGGCCATCATCAACATCCAGGGCGACGTTGAATCGGGATTGATTCGACCCGGCAGTGACACCCGGATCGAGAACCTGGCGTTCCGCTGTGCCGACAGCCGCATGTTTGCCATATACCAAGATGGGAGAGTTGACAACATCGCCATCATCGACTGCGTGTCCATCAGAGGCTATCTCGTCAGGATCGGCACATGGCCGTCCCAGCCGTTCGCCGAGACCGAGGCGGGCACGTTCGTGAGCACGAACATCACGGTGCGCGGATGCCGAACGGACTACTGGGGATCGACCAAGGGGCCCGCGATGCTGGGCGCAGTCACGCTCTCGAACGTCTCAGGCGTGGACATTAGCGGCAACCGCTTGGTCAACGCAGCCGCGGGCGGGGAATGCGGGGTCACGGTGTGGGGCGGTGACGCCACTCCAAATTCGACCGTTTTTCAGGCATACAAGCCCAACCGCGACATCCGGATCGAGAACAACCACATCGACTGCGACGGGGCGAGCTGTCTGTTCATGGACAACGTCGTGGGCCTCGAGGCCATCGGCAACACGCTCCGGCACGGCAACGACTGCATCGTGGACCTCGAGGGCGTCGAGAGCGCGAACATCGTGGGCAACTACGTCGGGATGTGCCATGCCCCGCTCATCGCCATCGACTGGCATTCGAAGAACATCATGTTCGAGGCGAACACGTTCGAGCAGGGGCCGGGCTACGCATCCAGCTTCATCCAGTACTACGGCGGCCAGCCGTTCACCGACGTTGTCGAGGCGTCGTTCATCGCAAACACGTTTACTTACACGCAGACATCCATCGGCAGATTCTACATCCACGCCAATGACTGCACTATCAACGTGCGCGACAACGTGTTCAATAACGTTTTGATCACGAGTCTGGACCCGTCCGATCCGACGGCGATGGGATGCCGCCTGATCATGACGGGCAACACCATCAATATCACCAAGCCGCTGTCTATGATGGGCATAGCTCCCACGATGGCGGCCGTGAACCTCGCGGACACGCCCATGCTCGACTGCTCGGGCAACAACCTGCAGATACAACCCTCGTCAGGAGACTACAGCGTGTTCGGCGTCGTGGGCACGAACGCGAGCAACACGAACAAGCTCAAGCGCATCACCGGCAACATCATCACCGGGCACCAAAGGACGTTCCGCTATCTCGTATTCCAAGACAACGCGTTCCTGGGCCAGAACCGCGACAACCACGTCGACAACTCCGTTACCCTGGACAACTTCCTGTCGTTCACCGACCAGTCGGCCGACATCCCTGCCACCAAGAGCAGCTCGCTCGCCCTGGGCGAGAACGTCAAGGGGTCCGACTGCTCGAGCGTATACACGGCGACGCCCTCGCCCAGCCGCTCGCTCAACTCGAAGATCACCGTGATGAACGAATCCGCCGGCACCACGGGAATATGGATGAACATCAACAAAGTCTGGAGGAAAATCACGCCCCAGTGACGCCCGGGCGCAGCGGGCGTGGTGTACTCTTGTTCCTGTCAGGATAGGCGCGCCAGGGGGGAATCGGAGGATCTCATGGAGTGGGGGGGGGAGCATCGAATCCGCATGCCGGCCAGGGCCGGGTCGTCTGGGTCGATGCCGCGCGCTGCGTGGCGATGTTCCTCGTGTTCTTCGGTCATCTGGGGCCGGGCTGGTTCCCGGCGCTGGGCCCGCTGATCGCGGCGGTATACACGTTCCACATGCCCCTGTTCTTCCTGCTAAGCGGACTGTTCTTCTCGCCCGCGATCAGGTTCAGGGCATTGCTGGCCAAACGGGCGAAGACGCTGCTGGTCCCCTACTACGTGTTCTCGTCGTTCGCACTGGTCGTGCCTCTCGTCAAGCTGCTCAGGCCCAGCCTGTACGCCCAGGCGGGCAAGTCCACGGCCGTCGACCCGCTCCGGGACGTGACCGGCATCCTGCTCGCGCAGGGCGGCAGCGGCCTGTGGTTCCTGTGGTCGCTGTTCAGCGCCCTGCTGTTCCTATGGTGCCTGGCCAGGATCGCGAAAGGCAACCGGATCGCCCTGTTCGCCCTGTTCGCCGCATTCGTGGGACTGGGCTACGCCGTGGGGTCCAGCGCCGTCTTCCCGATGCTGCCATTCCAGCTGGGCAACCTCTTCAAGGCGACGGCATGGGTGGGCTTCGGATACCTGCTCGCCCGAAGCATCGACATCAAACGCCTCGACCGGCTGCCGCTGGCTGGACGGCTCGCGGCGGCAATCGCCCTATTCGCCCTGTTCGCCGCATCGTTCCTGATGGTCAGCGCCTACCAGCAGGCGCACGGCAGCACGCCCCTGTTCTACCTGTGCCGCTCGGCCGCGACAGTCCTCGGCATCGCCATGGCCATCGCCCTGAGCCTGCTGCTCCCCAGTCTCTCCTGGATATCGACCATCGGCAGATGCAGCCTCGTGTTCTACGCGCTCAACGACATTTCGCTCAAAACCACAAAATTCGCCCTGTTCTCCCTCGCCCGCATCCACGCACCCGCGATGGCACTGCCCGCGCAGCTCGCCATCGGCCTGCTCGCCGTCATCCTGGCGATGTCCGCATGCTACTGGGCCAACATACTCATCCAACGTCACGCCCGCTGGACGCTCGGCGACCTCTAGCCACAGCAGGATACAGGCTCTCAAGCCGGGACGCATCATTCCAGCCCCGCATCGTGCCCCATTCCGATCCGAGTCCATCGCATGGCCGGCCGTTTCGTGCACCGCCTCCCGGCCGCCCCGGCGGCATTCCTATGCCGTGCGCCGCTGCCCGCGCGCATCATTCTCCCCGCTCCTACGACAGACAAGGACATTCCATGATCCAATCGCTCATCGGCAGCCTACTCTCCGCACCCGCGCTGATCGCCCTGGCCGCGCTCGTCTCCAAACTGTGGCCGGGCATGCTCACATCGCTGGGCACATGGATGTACGCGCACGTCGACCCCGGCAAACTACCGTACGACAGCGCCATGAACCGACACTGGATGCAAACCAACAAGCTCGCCGACGACATCGATGAGCTCAAGAATCTGCAGCTCGAGGGCAGCAAGAACACGATCAAGAACACCCTGATCGCGCTCATGGGCCGCGACGGCAACCAGTCCGCACAGATCCGCTACGAGCTATCCAAGCTCGAAGCGCTACACGCTACCTGCTGGGTCATGCAGGAGGCCGAGAACTATCTGAGCGAACACCACAGGCCCTAGTCCGCAATCATCATCTCTTAAGCCGCTCCAATCCGGGGCGGCTTTTTCATACCCCGAACCAACTATCAAGGAGAATCAATCATGGCTACTGAACTCATCGACTACTCGTTCGCCCGACCCGACCTCGTCCAAGTCAAGGCAGCCGGCATCGCTGGAGTGATCCGCTACCTGACCGGCAGCGGCAAAGGACTGACCACGGGCGAGATCCAGCGGATCCGGGCGGCGGGCCTATCTCTCGCACTCGTGTACGAGACCACTGGACGGACCGTCAAGGGCGGGCGCAGCGCGGGCGTCGCGGACGGACAGGCGGCGCTCAGTGCGCTCAGGACGCTCGGCCTTCCCAGGAGCGTGGTGTATTTCGCCGTGGACTATGATCTGCAGCCGGGCGAATATGGGCTGCTCGACGCTTATCTGGATGGCATCGCCGGCGTGCTCGGCAAGCAGTGCACGGGACTGTATGCGGGCTACGGGCCATGCGCCCACGCGATGTCACGCGGCTACGTGGCGTGGCAGACCTACGCATGGAGCGGCGGCAAGATCGCTCCCGGCATCAGGATCTACCAGTATCGCAATGGCGTGACCATCGGCGGCGGCCAGGTCGACCGCAACCGCACGTCCCTAGCCGACTACGGACAGGTCAAATGGGATTCAGCTGCTGCCGCGCCCATGCCCGCATCCAACCCCTCTGCGGCTTCCGGATCCTTGGAGCAGCTAGCCAGCGCCGTGCAGCACGGCGACTACGGCAACGGCGATGCCCGCAAAGCCAAGCTCGGCGCGAAATACACGGCGGTCATGGCCATCGTCAACGAACGGGCCCGCGTCACCAGCGCCAAACAATCCCATGAAACGCTCGCAAACGAAGCCATCGCCGGGCGACTGGGCAACGGCAACGAGCGCGAGCGGCTGCTGGGCACCTACGCGAAAGCAGTGCAGGCGATCATCAACAGCAAACTCGGCGCACCCGCCAAAACCACGCCAGCGCCAGCGCCAGCGGCGACCTACACCGTCAAACCCGGCGACACTCTCTCCGGCATCGCCGCAGCCCACCACACCACATGGCAGGCCCTAGCCGCCAAAAACCGCATCAGCAACCCGAACCTGATCCATCCCGGACAAACTATCACACTCTGAAAGGAAGCATCATGAACGAACCCGAATCCCAATCCGAATACAACAGCGAGAGCCTAGCCGCACTCGCCCAAGAAACCACTACCAGCCAGACCCTCGCCCAATGGGCAAAAGCCGCAGCAGTGCGCGCCATCAAGACCGCCGCCCAAGCCGCCATCGCAATCATCCCCGTGAGCGCCGTCACCATCGGCAGCGTCGACTGGATCATGGTAGCCGGAGCCGCCGCGCTGGCCGGCGTCATCAGTCTGCTCACCAGCATCTCCGGCATCCCCGAAGTCAGCGACGGAGCCAGCATCAAACAAATCACCAGCAAATAAGCATGCACGTAAACCAAAATCCAATCGCCCCTCACTTCCCATGGGAAGTGAGGGGCGATTCTTTATACTGATAGTTCTATAATTCCTCTCGGCAGCATTATATGGCTTTGACAAAGAGTTTGGGGGGAAACGGTGAAAGATACTAAGCAGACGAAAAGCATCGGGGAATTCTGGGTTTGCGCCGAACTCGCGATGCGGGGCTGGGATCCGGCGCTTACCAGAGACGGTGTCGCCCGCACGGACATCCTTGCTATTAATGCCGAGGATTCCCGGCAGATCAGCATCCAGGTAAAGACTACGACCGCGGGCAACTGGCCGCTTAACATCCGTAGAATAGGTTTGGCCCAGCAGAATAGCGAATGGTTTGTCCTGGTCAAAGTAGACAAAGCAACGCACGATATTCGTGGATTTGTGGTGCCCAGGAATCACGTCATAGCAGGGACCTGGATTGGGCACCAAAGCTGGCTGACTGACCCTGAAGCAAAATCTGGAAAGCGTCACACCGACATCAGTGGTGCTCGTATTGATATCCCGACCTTCGCAGGTTACGAGGATAGATGGGATCTTCTTAAGGAGCCCGCCTCTTCCGCACCTGTTCTCTTGCCTCATTGGCAGCACGACAACGCCATGCTGGAACGAGTCGGCCTGCCTGAAGGGCACCCTTGGCAACAATACCTTCCGAACTGGTGACAGCCGACACTGCCGCACTAGTCTAATCGGTACCATCAGCAAATAAACCGCAAACCCAGTTGGATAATGCACAATGTGCTCCTCGCCTCCGCGTAGGAGGCGAGGAGCACTTTTCTGCGTTCAGTGAGCATTCCTGCAGCATCGGAAGAGCGTGGTCTCTGCCCACATTTTGCCCACATCTTTCATTAAATTCGGTTAAATTCCATTAAATTCGGTTAAAACCGAACATGTGATTACGCCTACTACCATAAGGAAAAACCGTTGATTTGCAAGGATCAGAAAGAGAGCGGATGACGGGAGTCGAACCCGCCTCTGAAGCTTGGGAAGCTTCCATTCTACCGATGAACTACATCCGCATGTGCGTGCGCACAAGCGACCAGTGTAACACATGCCCTGTCGTCTTTCCGGG